GATTGAGAATGCTCTAGGCTTGACTGGTGAGGCTGGTGAGGTATCAGAGAAGATTAAGAAGTTGTTTCGTGACAACAGGATTGACGATGATGCAGTCTTGAAAGAGTTAGGTGACGTATTATTTTACACTGTAGCTCTGTCTAACATCTTTGGTGGCAGCTTAGTTAAGATCATTGAGTTGAACATGGAGAAGTTAAACGAGCGTGTTAAGAACGGTACACTACAAGGATCAGGTGACAACCGATGAGTAGAAGACACACAGGTATGTCGTGGTTCTGGAGATACCTTAACTACCTTGCGACATGGCGAACTCACAGGATAGCAATCAAGCAGCTTAACCAACTAACAGATAAAGAGCTACTAGACATTGGCATAGCTAGATCAGATATTGACCGTATGGTTTGGCTAAAAGAAGATAAGACTATGAGAGCGAGAGGGAAGCCTGATAATGAATAACTACCTACCAACTGACTACCAGACTTTTATTGCCAAGTCTCGCTACGCTAAGTATATCGACGGTGAGGGTCGTGAGGATTGGGGCGATACAGTAGAGCGCTACATGGATAATGTGGTACGCCCTAAAGCTGGTAATGATTCTTATGTCAACCAACTACGGGATGCCATCTTAAACCTAGAAGTTATGCCCTCTATGAGAGCTATGATGACTGCTGGCCCAGCACTGGCCCGTGACAATACTGCTGGGTACAACTGTAGCTACTTGGCTGTAGATGACCCTAAAGCATTTGATGAGGCCATGTTTATCTTGTTGTGTGGCACAGGTGTAGGTTTCTCAGTGGAGCGACAGTTCGTCCAGAAGTTACCAGAGGTTCCTGAGCTATTTGAGAGCGACACAGTAATTGTAGTTAAAGATAGTAAGGAAGGTTGGGCTAAAGCCTTTCGTCAAGTCCTTGCGCTTCTCTGGGCTGGTGAGATACCTAAGTGGGATGTATCTGCTGTACGCCCTGCTGGTGCTAGACTTAAGACCTTTGGTGGTCGTGCTAGTGGCCCTGCACCCTTAGTTGAGTTGTTTAACTTTGCAGTTACTACATTCAAGGCTGCACAGAACCGTAGGCTATCTAGTATTGAGTGTCATGACCTTATGTGCTTTATCGGCCAGATTGTTGTAGTTGGTGGTGTTCGTCGTAGTGCTATGATTAGCCTGTCTAACCTATCTGATGACCGTATGCGTCATGCTAAGTCAGGGCAGTGGTGGGAAACAGCAGCCCATCGTGCATTGGCTAACAACAGTGTGAGCTACACAGAGAAGCCTGACATGGAGACATTCATGCGGGAGTGGCAAGCCCTAGTGGAAAGTAAGTCAGGTGAACGTGGTGTGTTCAATCGTCAGGCTAGTAAAGTACAGGCAGCTAAGAATGGACGTAGAGATCCCAACTATGAGTTCGGCACTAACCCCTGTAGCGAAATTATCTTACGACCAAACCAGTTCTGTAACCTGACAGAGGTTGTAGTACGAGCTACAGATACTATTGATGACTTAGAGCGTAAGGTACGCCTAGCTACAATACTGGGTACTATCCAATCATCTATGACTAAGTTCCCTTACTTGCGTAAGATCTGGAACAAGAATACAGAAGAGGAGAGATTACTAGGTGTGTCTTTAACAGGCATTATGGATAATAGATTAACTACCAGTCAGAATGCTGGTCTTAATAGGACATTAGAAAGGTTAAAAGATGTTGCAATATCTACGAATGCTGAGTGGGCTGAACGCCTTAACATCCCTGCTTCTGCTGCTATCAGTTGCGTTAAACCAAGTGGTACTGTCTCCCAACTTGTTGATTCTGCTAGTGGCATCCATGCTCGTCATAGCCCTTACTATGTTCGTACTGTGCGTGGAGATAACAAGGACCCGCTGACGAAGTTTATGATTGATAAGGGTGTACCTAACGAACCTTGTGTGATGAAGGGGGATACCACGACAGTCTTTAGCTTCCCAGTTAAGTCTCCAGCGGGAGCAGTCACTAGGAACGATATGACAGCCGTAGAGCAGCTAGAGATGTGGCTGACGTATCAACGCTCATGGTGTGAACATAAGCCCTCAGTGACGATCTCAGTACGTGATGAGGAGTGGATGGAAGTAGGTGCATTTGTCTACAAGCACTTTGATGAGATGTCAGGTGTGTCGTTCTTACCCCACTCAGATCACACTTATCAGCAAGCGCCTTATCAGGACTGTACTAAAGGGGACTACGAAGAATTATTATCTATTATGCCAAAGGCTATTGACTGGTCTGAACTTTCAGAGTATGAGAATGAAGATAACACTGCTGGTAGTCAGACAATGGCTTGTAGTGGTGATACTTGTGAACTCGTAGACTTAACATAGGAGACTATAATGGCTAAGTGGGACTTAAGTAAGATGGAATCTGATAATGTAAATAGTCCACCACACTACGGACAAGGCACTATTGAGTGTATCAAATACATTGAGGACTTCTTAAGTAAGGATGAGTTTGTAGGCTACCTACGAGGGAATATAGCTAAGTACCTTCATAGGTGGCGCTACAAGAATGGCTTAGAGGATCTTAAGAAAGCTAACTGGTACTTAGATAAGCTCATACAGGTGGAGAGTAAGAAATGATAAGCCTAAATCAGTCAGTAGACTTAGTACACTTAGGTATTACACTCTACTTGGTCTGGAAGGTACATAAACTACAACAAGAAGTGGACTATGCTTACTTTACACTGAGTAACCTACTAAAGTCTTTAACCAGTACATTTAAAGCAATGACACAATAGAAAAAGCCCCTGCGTCCAACTAAGGATACAGGGGCTTCTTTATTGTATACACCAGCTAAGGTGGTTTTTGTGAATTACTTGCCGAAGAATTTAGATACTGACCTAATTCCTATGGATGCTGATACGATCCCACCAAGGGAATACTGATACCATGTTGGCATAGTCTCAAGTGCTGCAAACCCAGCCTGTACTATAGCATTACCCCAATCACCACAAAAGGCTAGTATCAGGGGAATACTGAACAGTAGGGTTATCCACTCGTCTTTCCAGCTATTCTGTGTAGCCTGTATAGCAGCTAGATCCCAGTCTATCTCACCTGTAAGCTGTTTCTTCTTTATCTCAGCCTCAGTTAGTTTGATCTGTGTCTTACTGTCGATTACACTTGTAGCTAGACCAACTACACTACTTAATATTTGTCCTATCATTTGCTCTCATTCCCCAGCCAGACAGCTATCGTACCAGTCATAGCACCACTAACAACACTAATCATGGCACTCTGTTGAGTACTTAAATCTTCTAAGCTCATGCCCCACTCTATAACACGTATATACATGATAGTCATAACAAGCATCATAAGTCTGGGCATTATCTTCCACTCTAAGACTCTTTCCATCTTCATTAAAATACCTCAAAGTCTATTAAAGTTCCACTAGGCTTCTTCTGTATAAGATTACCTTGATTGTCGTATTGAATAGGTTCAACCTTGTAAGAGACAGGTTCTCTATTGTACTGCTGTACCACTTCAGGGGGTTTATCGTGTACTTCAGGATTGTTTATAACCATCTGAAAGGGTGCGTGGGAAATAGCTTGTAACATTATAACATTCCCTTTGATGACATTATTGCAAGAGTGCCTATGCCTGTGATTATAGATAGTACTATTAGAGTACCTCCAATAACAACCACCTTCTCTACCATCTCTTGCTTACGGAGCCTATCAGCAGCTTCTTTTTCTTTACGTTCTCTACGTGTTCTAGCTCTGATTTCTTGTAGTTCACCCCAAGCGGAGTAACCTCTAGTAGCTATTACAATGGCTCTGAGTTCTTCTTCAGCATCCTTAGCCTTCTGTAACTTAACGAAAGTCTCCATACTGTTTTCATCAGCACTTGAGAAGAGATTGTTCTTTTTCTTATTGTGGTCGTTCCTTAGTTCATCGACACCATCAAAGAACTCACCTATTTGTTTAGTAACTGAGACAAGCTCTTTACCCGCACTGACAGCACTCTTTACCGCAGCTAGAGCAGTGAATGGGTCTATCATAACAATCCTTACTGGTCATTAGCCATTTTCTCTACTGATTGTCGGATTGCTTTAATGTTTTCATCTATACGGGCCATAGATACTGCTTGTCTTTGTGTAGCATCTTCTATAATAGACATCCTAGACTGTAGACGCATGATCTCTTCACCATTACGTTCAATGTCTGACATCATCATAGAGACAGTCCACACTATAGCTGCTGCTTGAGCTATAAGACCAAAGATAAGGGTTATAGGTACACTCCTAGAGAGGTGCCAATTATCTTCTTCTCTACTCATGCTGGGTAGACTTTACGATCAAGTTCAAAGTGAGGGGCATCATAGAAGCTCTTCCAGTCACCACCCCATACGATGGAAATGTCAAGCTTTTCTGCTGCATCCTTCATAGCTTCAGCCATAGTTTCAAACCTATCTAAGTCTTCCCAATCTACAGGCCAAGGAACCATGTCTACAGCATGGCCTGTGATGTGTCTTGAGTTTAGTGTAGTTGACTTACCCTCTTTGAGTAACTGTCTTTGACGATCAATATGACGTATACCTTCAATAACTGTGAAGTCTACCTCAGTAATCTCTATTGCCTTCTTAACTACAGCTTGCATATCAGGGTGAACGCCTGACAAGTTCTGTAAGCTACGTGTTCCTAGTTTGTATGCCATTAGGTATTCTCCTGTGCTGCTAAGTGTGC